TCAACGGTCGTCAGATTCTTGAAGACGCAAGTCAATTTAAGAAAGATCTTGAGCAAAATATTCGTGATACATACGAGCTTCCCCCAATGGATTTAATCGGCTGATATGACTTACCAAAACGATCCACCATCAAATTGCATACAATCAGACTATACAAGTAGTTGTCGTTTGAAACTCAATGGGTCTCCGCAAGAGCAGACTTTCATGGGTAATTTAGTTATTGAAAGTATTGAGTTGTATGGTCAGGATATTTATTATTTGCCTAGAACTTATGTAAATGAAGATACAATCCTCAATGAAGTTGAGACGAGCTCATTTACACAAGCACTTGCGGTTAGAGCGTATGTAAATAATCCAGATGGTTGGGAAGGTCAGGGGGATCTTCTTAGTAAGTTTGGTGTTAGGGTTGAGGACAAGACAACCTTCATTTTCTCAAGAGCAAAATTTACATCTGCAGTTGACGATAATGCAGTATTGAATGTTGAGGGTCGTCCCAATGAAGGAGATCTTATTTGGTTTCCTGCCACAAAGCACTTGTTTGAGATCAAATTTGTAGAAGCAGAAAGACCCTTCTATCAACTCGGAAAGGGTTATGTATGGGAATGTCAATGTGAGCTGTTTGAATACAGCGATGAGGAGTTGGATACTGGTGTTGCAGAGATCGATGCTATCGAAACAGCATTTGCAAACAGCATCAAACTTATTATGGATCCTGGTGGCACAGGAGATTTTACAGTTGGTGAAGAAATTGTTGGCGATCTATTCCGTGCTGCTGCTACAGCAACGGTTTCCAGTGGCGCTGTAACGGCGCTTACTGTCACTGATGGTGGTGAGCACTATAAATCTGCTTTGCCGCCCACAGTCACTATTACAGGAGGTGGTGGAAGTGGAGCTACAGCGACTGCTACAGTTTCTTCTGCGGGGATTGTTACTGGTCTTTCTGTCACAAGTGGTGGTAGTGGGTATACTTCTACACCTGTCGTTACGATCGACTACTCACCAAAAGACAATAGAGCAGAAGTCAAGTCTTGGAATAGCAGCACAAGAGAATTACAAATCATCAATCGCACAGGAACATTCAACACTGGCGAAACCATAAATGGTGTAACCTCAGGTGCTCTCTGGAGTCCCGAGTCTTATAACACTCTAAATAATACAAATACCGAAAACACTGTCGATCAGAATTACTCGTTTGAGACTGCTGATGACGATATTATAGACTTCACTGAGGTCAATCCTTTCGGCACCATTGGGTCCACTACTGACACTACAATCTGATGTTAGGCACATATTCTTATCACGAGATTTTTAGAAAAACTGTTGTTGCGTTTGGAACTTTATTCAACAACATTGAGTTGCGTCGTTCTAACGAAGTAATGAAAGTGCCTTTGGCATATGGTCCCAAGCAAAAGTTTCTGGCGCGTCTAGACCAAACACCTGATCCTACAAATCAAAGAGTGCAAATCACTCTGCCCAGAATCTCTTTTGAGATTAATGGCATTAGTTATGATTCCAGTAGAAAGGTATCACCAACACAAAAAATTAAAATTGCTAAAGATGGCACAGACAATAAAAATGTCTACATGCCAGTCCCATATAATCTATCATTTGAGTTAGCAATTATCTCAAAAACTCAAGAGGATGGTCTTCAAATTCTTGAGCAGATTCTTCCATTCTTCCAACCACATTACAATCTTTCACTCAAGTTACTACCTGAGATGAATGAAACAAAAGATTGTCCTGTGACACTACAGTCTGTAGATTATGAAGATGATTATGAGGGAGATTTTTCTACCCGCCGAGCAATTATTTACACGCTACAATTTAGCGTAAAGACATATCTTTATGGTCCTGTTACGGATCAAAACAAGATTATCAAAAAAGTTGTTACAGATTACTATACCAGCACAGATACAGCAGTTGCACCAAGGGAAGTCAGATACACTACTGTCCCAGATCCACTTACTGCAGATGGTGATGATGACTTTGGATTCGGTGTCACTAAGGCAGAATTTAGTGACGATAAGAAACGCAACCCCGTAAGCGGACAAGACGAGGCAATTTGATATGGCAAATCCTTTTGATGGACTCAACGATGCTTTTGGAAACGAACCTTCGGAATTACAAAAGCATGTTGAGAAGGTGAAACCTACTCTTAAAAAAACTGAGACAGAAGATGTCAAGCAAGACTACGAGACTACTCGTGCTCAGTTACACAATCTAGTAATGAAAGGACAGGAGGCAGTAGATGGAATACTTGATGTGGCACGAGCGTCAGATCATCCTCGTGCTTATGAAGTGGCAGGTCAACTTATTAAAAACGTAGCAGATACTGCCGATAAGTTGATTGATCTTCAAAAGAAAATGAAGGAGTTAGATGCTGAAGAAAAGAAATCTGGACCATCTACGGTTAATAACACTATGTTTGTGGGCTCTACAGCGGAATTACAGAAGATGTTAAAGAAGCAAAAAGAGATAAATAATACCGAAGATACCTGAAGTAAATGGCAAATACCAATTACAAACGCCACGATAAAGATGGTACTGAAGTTGATCCTCAACCTTCATATACAACTGTGAATCAGTTTAGTGGTAACGAGGGATGGACCACCAGAACATATCGTAATTATAGTGGTGACTATGTTGCTAGAGATAAGGATGGAAACACCCGCACCCCTGGCACATTTCAGGCAAGATCTTCAAATGGTGATGCTAGGACACCTGCTGCCTACCAACGTCATGATAAAGATGGCAATGCTGTGAGTGCATAATGTCTACTGTAAATCAAAATGCAGAAAGAATAGTTAAAGGAATGAAGATGCGTAGTGCATCTCGTTTTCGTCGTCTCTATGGTAAACGTGCCAAAGAGGTAATGTATGCAACTGCAAATAAATTAGCGCAAAAGGAGCAAGTAAAAATGGGTCCTACACATGATGAAGTTTTCTCTGAAGCACCTAAGTACGACAAACAAGGTAATGATAAGTTTGATAGATCAAAGCGTATGATCCGTCATAAGCAAAAGAAATATGGTGTTTCTACTTTTATGCAACGTCTAAAGACTGGTGCTGATCACAACATCGATAACGAAAAGAAAATGAAAAAGGAAGAGACTATTAACGAAAGGGGTGACTTCTGGCATCCCGATCCTGACAAGGATCGTAAGTTAGGTGGTCCTGGTGCTAATGCTCGTGCTCGTGAAGATCGTGCTGCTGCATCCAAACCTAAGTCAGATTCTAAAAAACTGCGTCCTGGTGAGTCATATATGGATTGGAATAAACGTCAAAAGGCAGCAAAGATGAAGAAAGAAGAATTAGAAATGGAAGGCTACAAGGGTAAGCACGGTCAGTCTGACAAAGAGTATGCTGCTTCCCGCTCTCAAGGTGGTAAGATGATCTCTGGTGATGACAAGAGATCTGGTGCTGAATACACCCACGGTCGCAGAGTCAAGGCAGCAAATCCTGGTATGCAACCTGATGTAGGTGGCAAGACCAAACCCAAGTCCCAAGGTAAGATGGACAAAGGCACTCGTGCTGATCTCCAATACCGTAAGGCAAATCTGAAGAAAGAAGATGTCCAAAGTCTGGATGAAAAGAAAAAAGGTCTTTGGGCAAACATCCATGCTAAGAGAAAACGTGGCGAGCGTGCCGCACGTCCTGGTGAAAAAGATTATCCCAAGACACTTAACGTAGAATCGAATGGACTCAAAACCTTCAAACAATTCGTCGAAGGAGCAGCCTGGACAAAAAAGTCGGGTAAGTCCGAGTCAGGCGGACTTAACGAAAAAGGACGAAAGTCTTACGAAAGAGAAAATCCTGGATCTGACCTTAAAGCACCGTCGAAGAAGGTTGGAAATCCCAGACGGGCATCCTTCTGTGCAAGAATGAAAGGCATGAGAAAGAGGCAGAAACCCTCCAATAACACTGGAGATGATCGTCTGTCTAAGTCCCTGAGAGCATGGAATTGTTAAGGGAATTACACATTGTAATAAACTGTAGCTGACAAATCAGGTAAATAGTCTGTATAATATGGGCACAAACTCCAAACGCATATGGTCTCATTTTACCTGACCGCTACAATCATCCTAATGCTCATTGCATATGCAGGATGGCAGAATACTATGCGACTCTTCGGATTCTTAGACTTAGAAATTAGATTTCAGTGGATCATTGTAAGATCTTTCTTTCTAAGAAAAAAATTAGAAAGAGAGTTGGGTTTGCCACGCACCTCTTTTATCGAGCATTACAAAAGAAGCTATGGAAGAAAACTCTAAAGAATTTTCAGACTTTAAACTGGAAAGGAAAGAATGTGAAAAGTGTGGAGCAACTTGGATTAATGGACAACATGTTTGGAGAGGCACAGGTGCTCAGACAAAGGATAGTGAATTAGATCTTGCTGGTTTAGTTTGCAATAAACTTGGTAACCATCAATGTATCAATCCTAAGAAAGGTGATACTGGTGGACAGACCTGGGAGTATCGTGCTGGGTTTATTGACGGCATGATCAAAGGAAAAAAGGATACCTTGGAAGGTTTGAATAAACATTTGGGAGACATTTGAGGGATCACTGACAATAACTATTAATTAATACTTAACCTAAAACTTCATTGAGTAAATAGTCTTAGATGCTATTTAACTTAATGAAGTTTTTTATTACTCTATTCGCTTCATTGTTTCTTGCACTGCCAGCATGGGCAGTAGACGTGCAGATGGGATCTAATGGGAATCTAGTTTTTGATCCAGCAGAGGTTACTATCTCTGCTGGAGAGTCGGTGCATTTTGTTAATAACATGCTCCCTCCCCATAATGTCATCGTAGAAGATCACATGGAGTTAAGTCACGAGCCCCTGGCAATGATGCCTGGTGAAGAATTCGATATTGCATTCCCCGAAGCGGGTGACTATACTTATTGGTGTGGTCCCCATAAGGGAGCAGGCATGGTCGGTACTATTCACGTCGAATGAATTCAGAAGACAAGAGGGAGTTTTACAAGTCCCTCAGAGAGCGCATCAATCAATTAAGAATGCAACATCTTTTTGAGGAACCTTGCCCTCTTTATGAGCCAGAGTGGGAAGAAGACCACTATTGGGACTGTCGTTTAACCTACGATCACCACGATGATGAAGAAGTTTAATTCTTTAATTTTAGATATTACTGTCGCGATACTAGATTTTCTATATCGTGGCAGAGATTATCAACGTTTCTGGGTGCTTGAGGAAATTGCTCGGGCACCCTATTTTGCGTTTTTAAGTGTATTACACTTCCGTGAAAGCATGGGACTTCGTGGTCCTGAGCATCTTTATCTAATGAAACAGCACTTCGAGCAATCAGTCAATGAAACAGAGCATCTGGAATACATGGAAAGTAGGGGTGGTAACACTTATTTTGTTGACCGCTTTATTGCCAAACATCTCGTACTTATCTACTATTGGAGCAACGTGGTTTATTATTGGGTGGCTCCTCGCCTTGCTTACCATCTGTCCTATGAAGTAGAGATTCATGCTGCTACAACATATGCAAAGTATCTTGCAGACAAAGGGCATGATGAAAAGATCCTTGAGATTTTAAATGATGAGTTGGAGCACTCTAGAGAACTACAACACGCTATGGAGGTGATTTAATGGCAATCGGACACAGATTCAAAAAGATAGATCCACCACCCAACTACATAACACAAGAGGAGTGTCAGGAATTAATCGATGATGCCATACGAAAGCATAATCGTAATGCTGGAATTATCAGTATGTGTGTTGGTTGGGTTGTTCTTGCACTTTTTGCTGAAGGTCTCCTTCGACTTATTGGAGTGATTGATCCTATTTTCCCATGGCTCAACATACACTTATAATTGAATGGATAGGTATCATCCTTGCCCTGGTATTTGGAGTGACTATGTTTTGTCAAGGTCATGCCATCTTTCATGGCAAATACGGTTACAAACACACCGAGCGTGAAAAGAAAAAAATGTCGGACGCTCGAAAACAAGTAGAGGATTTATTTAAAAAATGAAAGTAGGAATGATCGGACTTGGACGGATGGGTGAAGGAATGTCCCGCCGTCTTATCGCAGCAGGACACGAAGTACATGGGTATCGCAACAACTATAAAAAATCTGAAGAGCAATTTGAAGCGGGTTATATCAGTGGATGTACCACTTCTATTGAAAATCTTGTTCAAGTAGTCCATCAACAAGATGGAATGATTGGCAAGGCTCCTGGCGTCTTCATGATGGTAGTACCAGCAGAAACAGTAGAGGACACACTCAATGAGCTATTACGGTTTTGTGGTGAGGGAGATATTATTATTGATCATGGCAATAGTAATTTTAAGGATTCTCGCAGAAGGGCGGACAGGTTATCTAAACTTGGCATGTCGTATATTGACTGCGGTACTAGCGGTGGTGTTTACGGTCTGGAGCGTGGATACTGTCTTATGGTTGGTGGTGCAAATTTTGCAGTATCCGTCTGCCGTCCAATCTTTGATGCACTCGCACCAGGCATTAAATCTGCCCCTCGCACAGGTGACGGAGATTTCGTATGGTATCCTGAAGAGTTTGGATGGATGCACTGCGGCAATCCTGGGGCAGGTCACTTTGTAAAAATGGTGCATAATGGAATTGAATATGGAATCATGCAAGCGTATGCGGAAGGATTCAACATTCTCCATGAAGCAAACTCAGGTGCTAAGTATGTCAAAGAAGGAGACGCAGAAGTCGCTCCCATGGATTGTCCAGAAGATTATTGCTACGACATTAACGTTGCTAAGGTTGCTGAGTTATGGCGTCGTGGTAGCGTGGTTGGCAGTTGGTTGCTTGATCTTACCGCTGATGTTTTACGGAGCGATAACGAGCTCGATAACTTCGATGGGGGGGTCAGTGATTCTGGCGAGGGTCGTTGGACTGTCCATGCTGCTGTGGATCTTGGCGTACCCGCTCCTGTTATCAGCAGTGCGCTGTATGAGCGTTTTAACTCACGCCGTCTTGGCGCTTTCGCGTCCAAGATTTTAAACGGTATGCGGTATATGTTTGGGGGACATAATGTTAGGTGAATACTTACTATGGCTTGCCCCGATCTTTATATGTGCCACCATCACATTTGGAAGATATAAAGGAGAAAATAACTATTATGATTCGGACGACTATGACGGAAACGGCACCGCTCACTAAGGGAATTGTTATCTTTGGAGCAACGGGAGACCTTTGCAAGAAGAAACTGATTCCTGCACTCTACAAACTTTGGCAGAAGGAATTGCTGCCAGAGAATTTTTTAATCACTGGTTGTGCTAGGAGAGATCCTGGCACAGATATATGGAAACAATCTTTAGGTGAATACCCTGAAGAATTTCTGCATCATCTAGATTACGTTTGCGCGGACTTAGACAATGTTGATACTCTCGATAACCTTCCTAATTGGACTGACGACAACACTTATTTTCTATCCGTACCTCCAGAGAGATACTCCAACGCAATCACAAATCTCAAATCATCAGGACGACTCGACAATCCAGACAGATCCCGTGTGGTTGTGGAGAAACCCTTTGGGTACGATTTTAAATCTGCTAGTGCTCTACAGTCAGTGGTGGAGCGACATCTACGCGAAAAGCAAGTCTATCGCATTGACCATTATCTTGGCAAAGATACTGTTAATAATATACTTGCTACTCGGTTTAGTAATATTTTGCTTGAGCCACTTTGGAATCGCAATTACATAGAAGAGGTGCAGATTTATGCTACCGAAACCATTGGGTGTGAAGGACGTGCTCAATATTATGAGACTTCTGGAGCAGTCCGTGATATGCTTCAAAACCATATCTTGCAGGTGCTTGCGCTCATTGCTATGGAAGCACCCTGCCGAATGTCAGCAACTGAAGTCAGAAGAGAAAAGACAAAAGTCTTAGCTGCTACTAGAATGTCACCATCTATCATACTTGGACAATATGAAACATACCGTAGCGAAGAGGGCGTTGATCCTAAGTCTCACACTCCTACCTATTTTGCTGGTACTTTATTCGTCGATAACTGGCGTTGGGAGGGAGTTCCTTTTAATGTCATGACGGGTAAGAAAATGCCTTATGGTTGTGTAGAGGTTGTTATTAAACTAAAAGCACCTCCGCTTAAATTGTACGAAGGCGAAGTAAAAGATAGGATCGTCATGCGTCTTCAACCCAATCCCCATCTTGATATTCGTATGGATATCAAATCTCCTGGTCTCAATGATGATTTGGAGATTGCTACATTAACACATGACTATCCTGAAGAGAGGGCAGTTGATGGATATGAAAAACTTCTTTTTGATGCAATCAACGGAGATCAATCTCACTTTGTCCATGCAGAAGAAGTAATGGAGTCATGGCGTATTGTTGATGATCTTCTTTGTGAAGGTGATCAATGCCAGATTCGCACTGTCCCGTATATCTACGGAGAAGGCACTTGGGGTCCTTGGCATAAAGTAGATCAACTGGGAATTGATTGGGACTATCCAGCATGATTTTATTTGTGCGCCACACAATGGAAAGTCCAGTTGGATTGGGTGTCCTTTCTTTTCTTTTAGTCTTTGTGCCTATCGTTGGTATGCACCTTATCCATAAATATAATTGGCAGCACTGGGAGCCATTCACACGCCATGTATCGGGAGAAACATCTGCAGAAGAAGAGTGATGAGTGTGCAAAACTTTGGAGGGAGTGGGAATCTCTATGGCGAAAAAAGCGTTAGGTGCGCCTGATGCTAGAAAAGCCTGGTGCAAATGTTGTGATGAGTTTAGCACAATGTGCCACTTGGAAGCAACAACCAATCCTAGATATAAAGATATGAAGTTTGATTGGAATGAACCTCCTCCTCCGCCCCCTTGAAGATATAAATAGCCCCGTATGGAGTGTGATTATCTCTATCATCATTCTCCTGATAGGAGTGTCTTGGGTTATTAGATATATACTACTAGTTGACACTAGAGAGGCACAAGATCATGGGAGCCATGACACCACCAAATCGGAAGAGTTGCTACAACTTTCGAGTGATAGAGATCAATAGAGTTCTCGATGGAGATACGATCGATGTCACAATTGATCTCGGTTTTGACCTTTATAAAAAAGAGAGAGTTAGAGTTGCTGGTGTGGACACGCCAGAGAAA